CCCTGCGTCAGTTCTGCTGCGTACTTCGGCATCGGTCAGCCCTCGGTGATGTCTACGCGGAGGATCGCGGCGGTGTGGCCGGTCGCCTGGAAGTTGATTCCACTCGGGAGCCGCATGAGCGCGGGCTCGCCCGGCCGAGGTGCCGCAAAGCCGACGACGCTCGCCCCGCTCACGGCAGACACTAGCACGGTAGCGTTTGTGTCCCCGGAGATGTTCCAGAACTGCGCTACGCCCACAGACGACAGGTTCGCCGTGGAGAGCGACACAGAGGTTGACGAGAGCGTGTAGACGGTCGTCTTCAGACCCGCCTGACTCATCGTGGCAGTGACGTTTGACGCATAGAGGTTTGCCGTGAGGCTCCCCTTGCTGACGATGATGGTTGTTCCAATGGTCAGGTCTGCCATGTCTTCTCCTAAAATTGAACCGCCACGCCAGTAGCCTGCTTGATGCCTTCAGCAATTTGCTGAAGGAGTTCCGTCTGGTGCTTCATCTCTGCGAAATTGACGTCCCTGGACGAGTCTTCTCCGCGGAGGAGGCGGTTGAGTTCTCGGGCACCTTCCGACGTCGAGACGTCCGTTGCGTTCAGTGCCTGCCTCGACGGGCCGGACATGACGGCGTTGAAGCGCTCGTCTTGAGCCTGCCCGAGGGGGCCTGCCTTGCGCATCTCCTCCACTTGATTGTCGAAGTATTTCTGGATGAAGGCTGTCCTGGCGACGGGGTCGGCGAACTCGCCGGCTGCCGCGGCCATGTTCTCTGCCGACCTGGAAGCCTCAAGGACTCGGCGGTCCTTGGCCGACATGGCATCTTCGCGGCCTTGGTTGACCCGCGCTCTCTCGGCAGCCTGCGATTCCGTCTTCCGCTGATCCATCTCCGCGATCTGGCGTTTCTTCTCCATGTCGCCGGCGATGTCCTCTTGCGCAGCACGCTCCTTGGCCGTCATGTCAAACACGCGACTGTCACGGTCGGCGCGAGCCGCCGCCTCGACGTCTGCTAGCTGCCTGACCCTGGCGGGATCAACCGCAACGCCATTCGTCGCCGCCTCGGCCTGGAGTCTCGCAAGCTCCTCCTGAGCGCCAGCAATCAGGTCGTTTGCCTTGAGGACGACAGGGTCCATCTGGGCCTGCGCTCGACGTTGATCAAGCTGCGAGTTCGCCTTCGCTACCCGCTCACGATCAACAATCAGTTGCTTTTCCGCCTCGTCGCGGGCCTCCCTATTCGCCTGCGTTGGCCGCCGCATGAACATCTGCTGGCGGATGTCGGCGGTCTGCTCGGATGCGGAAAGGCCGGCCTCTCCGATCTTTCGGGTGCGGCCGAGGAACTGCTCGACGTCGATCGCGGCTTGGGCCGCGGCGGCAGCGAGCTTGTCGACCGCGTCGGCCGCTGCGGCATCGGACTGTGCCTTGTCTCTGGCGGCAGTCGCCGCGGCTACATCCGCTGTTGCAGACTGATTTGCTGCGTCCGCGGCTATCTTCTGTGAGTCAACAGCAACGCGAGCAGCCTCGATATCGGCTTCAATTCTTTTCCTTGCGGCGTCGTCGCCTTCCAAATACGTCTGCCGCTGCGTATTGAGGAAATCTTGCTCTGCGTCTGCGACTCTCTTTCTGCCTTCCGTCTGGATTCGATTAGCCTCGGCAGTGGCGGTTGAAAGCTGGGATGACCTCACGCCGAGTTGGGCGTCAGCGATGTCTTTCCTCGCCGCGGCCCCTACGAGGCCCGAACTACTGTTGGCGAACCTCGGATTTCCGCCCATCTGGCCTAGGACGTCTTTTGAGCCGACGCGAGCGAAGGCTGCCTTGATCCGGTACGAAAGCGTGTCGGCAATAAGGTCGGCGGTCCTGTCGAAGACGGACTTCACCCTCGCTCTGGCGTCGGACGATTCCATGCCCCTACGTTCGCCGGTCTGCTCCGATGCGTTGGCAAGGTCATTCAACGCCCCGGAAAGCTCGGACGACAGTGAATCCAACTCGTTCTGGAATGTCCTAGCGCCAGGAACCCCAGACTCAATCGCCGTGGCGAGGAGTTGGCCCGCGGCCTCAATGCGCATCTTTATCGTCTGAGCGGCCACGACCGAGGACATCGCAAGACCGTCAGCCCAGTCGTTGATCACGCCCTCGGTCGCGCGAATCTGTGCCTCAAGGGCCTCTAGTTCTTTCGACAATGCGTCAAATTGCTCGTTCCACCTAGGGTCAAGCCCAAGCGACTCAAGCATTTTCGCCCCGGTGATGCCCCCCATGGTGGCAACGATACCGGACCTCTTGGCACGCATTAACTCAAGGTCTTCAATCCGCCCCGCCGGAGCGCGACGTGCGTCGGCCTCGGCGAAACGCTCCCTTGACTGCGACTGCTTCAGCCTCTCGTTGCGGTAGATCAACGTGCCCGCGTTGGTCGTGAGAGACGATGACTCCATCGCCCTCTGGATCGCCGCCGTCATTGACCGCTCCGCAACAACTGCCGAGTTCACGCCGGTCAGCCTTGACATACGATTGTCGTAGTTCCCCTTGGCAACGGTCCCTAGCACATCGGCGTTGGCTACTCCCTTCTGTGCTGCCGAAGACATCGCCATGGATTTGGCGAGGTCTCGATACGTTCCTGCAAGTTCCGTGACGGTATTTTTTTGCTTGTCGAGGGCGTCGTTGAGCGCTTTCGTCGTGTCCTCGGCCGTCATACCCCCGGTCACGAACTTGTAGTACGCAACCGCCACCTGGGCAGCAATGACCCCTCCAAGGGCGATCCACAATCCCTTGGTTTTTCCGATAATGAAGCCCATCTGCGTGATGTTGTTGCTGATGGCACGAATCTTCTGCTCGACGCCACCAGTCGCCGACATGAAGTCGTCCACGACGTAGGCGGCCTGCGTGAGGGCCTGACTCGCTTTGTCGACGCCTCCTCGCCCGATGTCGCCGGCTTGATTAACGCCTCCCACGAACGCCTGGGCCTGCGCTTTTGTCATCTTCCCTTCGGCGACCGCCGCGTCAGCAATCTTCTGGATGTGCTTGTCAAGCTCTTCGTTCGTCGCGGCCATTCCGATCTGACCCGACTCGGCTGCTTTGGCAAGGGCGTCGCGGAACTTGTCCACGCCTTGAGCCGCCTTGCCGCCGGCAGACACGCCAATCGCCGCCAGCTTCGATTGAACGGCCTGAAGCTGCGACTGATACTTCTTGACTGACGTGTCGTCGAGGAACTGCCCGAACGTGCCCTTGAACTGCTGGGCATTCGTCAGGTTCTTGACGTTGTCGCTGAGTCGCTTTGCCGCATTGGCGGCAGCGTCAAGTTCCGACTGGGGCGAAGCGTCGTTCAGCGCCATGAACATGGCGCGAACCTTCGCGATCTCGGGTATGAGCGTCGTCTGGATGGGGATCGGCAGCTTTTCGATCTCGCTGTGGGTGGCCGAAATCTTGCTCTTCAGGACATCCATCTGGCGACCGGCCGTGCCGATCATCGGACCAAACAGATCGTCAGCCGTCTTTGGTTTTGGGGGCGTTGGCGGCGCCGGCATTGCTGCGGCTTGCGTCCCGATGCCACCGACGATGCCGGCGAGTTGAGTGACGTCTGCGTCGTTCTTCGCGGAGGGGATCATGCCCTTCACGGCGTTCATGGCCGACTGGGCGTTGCTCTTGGCTGTTCCATCGGCCATCTTTTCGATAGCCGCATTGGCCTCATTCACGGCCTTTTTCAGTTTGTCGATCGGCTCCGAAGGGTCTCCGATAGAGTCGGCGATTCTAGAGAGGGAGTCTTGGAGTGCGTCGGCGCTCTTCTTGGCCTCCTTCTGCTTCTCGTTGAGTTCCTCGGCCTTGGACACCGCCAACTCAATGGCATCCACGTCGGGCTTAACGGTGGCGACGTCGGCGTCTGTGCCCTCAGAGATCGCGTACTCAACCATTGCACTGTTGGCGGCCGTTATGGCAAAGACGGACGCTTTCTGCGCTGCGGAGAGCTTATCGGCGCGGGATAGAAGGCCATCGTACTGAGACCTAAGCTGCGACACAGACTGGGCTTCGCCCGTCATTACTTGAAGCCGAGTTTGTTCCAGGTGCAGAAGAGTCTCCGCGTCCGACTTCGCCTTTGCGGCGTCCAGGGCGGCCTTCTTGTCGGCCGCCGCAGTCACCTCTTTGGCAGCGGCAATCGCCTTCTCGGTGTTGAGGATGTCGGCCTGAGCCTGAGCGAGCGCGGACGCACCGGCGGCCACATTCGCCTGATCCCCAGACGAGATGGCGCTCTCGACTGAGGCAAAAGTCGGCCCAGAGGCCATGTTCACCTGGGCACGCTCTGCATCGGGGAGGGCGCGAAGTCGAGCGAGAAGCTGATCGTATGCGCTGGTGAGTTGCTGGATGTTCTGGGCTTCGCCCGTTGCGGCATTAGCCCGGTTCTGCTGGAGCGCCACGGCCTTCGCGGCCTGAACCTTCGCGACGGCGGCGGCCTCCAATTGGGCACGCTTTTCTGCCGCAATCGCAGCCGACTCTTCGTCGGCGATCGCTTTCGCGGCGGATGCCTGTCTTGCGGCGGCGGCGGCTTGGTCGGCGTCCCTTATCGCCCAGATGCGTTCCTCTTCGTCCTTGGCAGCTTGAATCTTCGCAGCGGCGGCGGCCAGTGCGGCAGCCTTGCTATCTGCAAACTGCTGGTCGAGCTTCTCGTAGCCGACGATCAGTGCGTCGATCTCATCGTTGACCGCCTTAAATGCCGCGGTCGCAGCCTGAAGGTCTGTGGCCGTCTTATTCGTCGGCATCGCGGCGTAGGCGGCCGACATATTCGCGGCCGAATCAGCCAACTGCTTCTGCGTTGTCAGAAGCTCCGATACGCCCTTTGTCATGCGGATGGCAGGGAACGCACCCACCTTGCCTTGGAGGGACGCGCCGCGGTCGAACTCTCTGTTCAGCACCGGCTGCTGATACTTGAAACCGCCACCGCCGCTGATTTGTGACGCACCCTGCGCAGCTTCGGCCGCCATCTTCGCGGCTGCCCCAAAGCTCCTGACCTTCGCCTCGGCCTTGCCAAACTCTTCCGCCGTGACGCTCCCAACGGTCTCCATCTTCGTCTGGAGCATCTGGACGTCGCCCTGCACATCCTTCATGGCGTCGTGCAGCGTAGACTTGATCGCGTGCGACATTGCGTCGACTGCGGCCACGGTCTTCGCCAGCGGCGCCGAAAGCTGTGATGCAACCTCATGCATCTGTTGCATTTGGTCAGTAGCCTCTTTTAGGCCCTTGCCATCAAAGCCCTTGAGTCCGGTGAACTCAAGCGCCGAGGCGGCCTTCAGCGCCCGCTCCAGCTTCTGCACCTCGGTGTAGATGCTGCCAAAGGACTTCCCGGCAGACCGCGAGGCGGTCGCCAAGGAAGCCTTCGTTGCCGACGCAAAGCCTTCGACGTCGCCCTTGAGGCGATTGATCTTGGCAGCAAAATCCCCGGTGTTGACCGAGACGACAGCGGAGATTTTGCCGAGGTAGCCCATCACACCTTCTCGTTGACGTCGTCGCCGGGCTTCCTGTTGAGCTTCATCAGTTCAGCGATGATCTGATCCTGAGTCTGCTCCAGCTTCCGAGACGCTGGTATGAACGCCGACTCGTCGGGGATGTCGCCTCGCTTGTAGTTCCCCGAGGAACACATCACGATCCGACAAATCCTCGCCGTCTGCTGCCAGTGGTCGGGCAACGGCCATCTCTGGTCGAATGCCCACCACTCCATAAGCTCCTGCGAGTCGGTTTCCGCAAGAAGCTGTTTGACCGTCTTGCCGAGAGACAGAGCTAGGCGGAAGTAGAAGCGTCGCTCTGGCCGCTCGGCGAATCTTTTCCCAACTCCTCGACCTTCTCGGGCGTGAAGTAGTTGATCGCCCAGGCCGCGTCGAACACGCGGTTGAGGACGAGGCTCGACTTCTCGCCGAGGGCGGCGACCTGCTCAGGCTTGAACAGGAGAGCCCCCTGCTCGTTGCAGAGCGTCATCACCAGGAATCGCGACCGGAAGGGCTTGTCCTTCTCCTTCGACAGCGACTCCTCAAAGGCGTCGCGGTCGGTGCCGCGGAGGGACTTGACGTATACCGTCCCGCCCCACTCCGGCACCTCGATCGCTTCGATCTTGGAGTCGTCGGCGGCGATGATCTGACTGGCAGAGAGACCGGCCATGAGAAAACCTCGTTCAAGAACCGTAGTAATCTGTCATCACGAAGTTCAAGGAACCTCGCACGACATCGCCAGACCTGACTTCCGTGCTGGCTGATTCAAGAATGACGTTCCGGGTGACGCTGTACCCCGGCGAGCCGAAGACCAGCGGACCCCGAACGCCAATCACCGCCTGGGGGTCGATGCCCCCGGCGATGTGGACATAGTCGACCGTCACGTTTCCGGGGCCTACGGCCCCGGTCGGCACCATGACCGTCAAGTTTGCGGCGTCGTTGATCCCGGTCATGTCAACAATCTCCGCTTTTGGAGCGTTGATCGACAGACCCGTAATGACCGCCACCGCCCCGTTGAAAGTGAACGTGGCGCCTTGCGCTGTAACGCCGGCCATGCTTCACGCTCCCTCCGTCAGGCAACCTTGAACGTGACACTGCCCTTGATAAGATCGCCGACGGAGCCGCCGGTGCTTGCCGAGGTGATCGTCGAGTTGCCCGAGAACGACATCGGCCCGGTGATGGAGAGCGCCCCAGACGTGCCAGCCGTGAGGATGGTCGTCGAGATGACGTCGACAGTGACCTCTCGATTCGTTGCGAACCCACCAACAAACTCCTTGCGGCCGTTCGGCGGGATGCCGAGATGGCTGCCGTCGATGAGGTCTTGCGAGTCGCTGACCTGGACGCTCGTCACCGTCAAGGCCGTACCACCAAAGGTGAACGTGAGACCCTGTGCGGAAATGCCTGCCATTGAAGAAGCCTCCTTGCTGGTTCAGATTGTGGCGTCTTGCCACCGGACCCGGTACATCTGCCGTATTTCGTAGGCCGCCGGAAGTTGCGACCCTTGAACCGTTGGCTCAAGAAAGTCGTCCACCTCCGAAATCAGCCTCATATCTTGTATTGTAGCGTTTGCGAGGGTGCCGATGTATCCATCAAGGAGCAGTCGGACCTCGTCGCCAAGCTCTCTTGCGCTGTCATAGTCACGCGCCCAGCAGCCGAACTGAAGGCTCACCTCCGGCACATAGATCGGGCCGCCAAGTGACGTCTCGCGGCCAATGCTCGCCCGCTTGTAGACGATGAGCGGGAACGCGGCGTCCTTCGGGACTGCGATTGAGTAGACGCCGAAGCCGACGAGCCGGGCGACCCGCGGGGACGCCGTCAGGCGCAAGTGAATGTGTCGTTCTGGCGAGATGATCAATTGAGCCTCGCGTTGATGGCGTTGATCAGTCCGATCTCCAGCGACATCAGGACATCTCCGCTACAGGCGGTGATGACATCCGACATGATGTGGAGGGCGGGCATGGGGGCAATGGTCTCGCCCGGCTTGAGCGTGATCGGGTGTTGCTTTCGCCCGTCCCCACCATCCCCTGGCCCTGCAAAGTCTCGGGAATAGCTGTTTCCTGGGCCACGTTCGCGCAGGCTGCCCATGAGGAAGTAATAGCCGCGGCCGGCGTTCTTGAACTGGTCGTCGTTCATCGACTTGCCAGGGTGGAGCTTCATCCGGCCGTTGATCGACTGGTGGACGTTGACGTAGGTCCGGCGCCCCTGCGTTCCGGGGCGGCGGGGACCACTGCCGAACTCGACCAGCCACGCATGATTACCAGATTCAACGCCCTCTTGCGATTTGTTTCGGCCAGTTTGGCGGGGGCCAATGATGTCGACCGCGGCCTTGCCGCCGCGGCCGTTGTTATACGACCGGCGCACGACCGTCACGGACTTGGCAAGGTTTCCGGTGGCCTCATGCCGCAGGGCCATCTCGCGGTACTCATCCATGACGATCCGCGATGCCTTGCGGACGATCTTGCGCAGCGTCTCGTTGGCCTCGACGGCAGTGACGAGCGAGTTCAGCCTGTCGACAAGCTCTCGGACTCCTGACGTTCGGATCGTGACGAACTGATTCGCCTGCTCAAGGCCCGTCGAGCCGCCGAGGTCGCGCGGCGTCGGGTTGTTCTGCGTGATCGATGGGAGGTTCGCGTAGCCCAGAGCCATCACGTCACCTCCTTCGCCAGAATCTCATGGATCGCCCGCACTTCACGCTCGACGATGCTGGAAATCTCCAGCACGCGGCCCCGCCAGACCATCCGCCATGTGTGTTCGATGCCGGGGTAGAAGCGGATGCGGACCTTGTGGCTCACGATGGCGTTGGCCTGCATGGCCTGGAGGATTTCGCGGGACGAAAGACCCAAGACGCTGGCCCACACCTCCGCGATGTCCTCCCACTCCAGATTCGCAGACCCCAAGCCCGTCCGGTTCGTCGCCGGCCTCTGGAGAAGCACCCGTTCTCGCATCATGCCGGCGTTGATCATCACCCCACCCACAGTGCCGAATAGGAGCCCTGGCCGCTCACTGACGCCACCGTGACCGTCGCCGTGACCGGCAGGACGGCCAGACGGCCCGAGGAGACGTCGATCGCCCCTGCGAGCCTGAGCGACTGAGAGCCTTCGTTCTTGACGACCAAAGTCGACAGAACCGTCGGGCCGGTGATCGACACCGCCGACGTACCCACAGTCGCTGATCCGATGTACTGAATGACGTTCGGTTCGATGAGAAAGTGGTCGGAGAGGCTGTTGACGACGAACGTCGCCGTGCCCGTGTTGTGGCAGATGAGGTCGACGTCGAGCTTGGAGCGAAGCGTCATCGGAAGTACCTAGTTTGCTACCTAATTCCAGCCCGCTACTACCTAAATACGCCCAGGTCAGCCGCCGCCAGCAGCGTGTCGAACGTCTTCGGGATCGTGCCGTAGGTTCCCGGCGACACGATCTGCCGAGAGTCGTACCAATGGGCGACCAGCATCATGATCAGGTGCTTGTAGATCGGCGGCACACTCGACCCGTCGGTGCCGAAGCCGGCGGTGAAGTTGACGACGACGCTGTTCTCGTCGCCGCGGACGCCCGGCCATGTATCCGACCAGTTGGGATAGATGCGGCCGGGGACCGTGCGGGTGTCGACCCTGAAGTCTCCGGCCGCGCTGCTCTTGGTGGACGTTGCGCCATCCCCAAGGCGATAGGTCACTGTGATGTTGGCCGACTGGAGCATCGGCCGGGGCAGGACGATCTTCCAGACCGGAAACAGGTCGTAGGAGACCTCCCAGACGGTCGTGAGCAGCGTGATGTCGAGGATGTCCTCGACATACTGCCTCGCGACGGCGATCAACACCTGGATGTAGGCGTCGTCAGCCTCGGTGTCGACTCGGGCCTGCACCTTTGCTTCGCCCAGCGACACAGGCTCGACCGCCGGCTCCGTGATTCGGACGAGGCTGCGGAACGCCGTGATCGTCGGCGTAGGCCGCTGCGGCGATCCGAAGATGATGTAGTCCATGGCCTACTTCCTCTTGGCGACGGCCACGGGCGCCGGAGCCGGCTCTTCCTTGGCTTCCTCGATCATTCGTCGGCCGATCAGGATTTCGCACATGCCGGGCGGCCAGTTGTCAAACACCTGACCAACCTCGTAGCCGTCGAATCCCATGAGAATGCGAATCTTCATACCTGCCCCCAAGCCTTCTCTGGTGCCTTCTGGCCGTTCGACCAGTAGTCCGTCGTGTGCTGGAGGACTTTGCACTCCTCCACCGTCCGCGACGGCCAAGTGATCATCAACTCGGCGTGCCCGACGCTGACGTGCGTCGCCAGCCCTAGCTTGTTCCCGTTCTTTGTGAACTGCTTCCAGAAGTGGATGTCGGCGTCCATGTGGCCGCCATCGAACGTGCCCGCGTCGTTGGCGGTCTCGACGAACCACGGCTTCGGCGTGGCCCGCAGGGCCGATGCCCGAATGAGCGTCAGGCCGAAGTGGGCCGTCTCGACCGGCTGCACGGGCTGCTTGAACCACTCGTCGCTGACCTGCGTCTGCTCGTCGGGCGTCGAGCCCGGCAGGGCGAACATGACCGCGTTGGCCTCTCGCTTCACCTGAAGCGGGGCGATGGCGTCCATGCCGCTCCACAGGGCAAGCGTCATGAGGGCCTCGACAGTCTTCGCGCTGAAGATCGTGTCGTAGTCGATCGTCAGCACCCAGTCGGCGTCCTTGACGACCGACTCTATGGCCCGTTGGAGCGACTGACCCCAGTAGGCCCCTGTCACTTTGACCGGCGAAATGCCGTGTGGCGTCAGGGCCGACGCCACGCAGAAGAAGTTGTCGGTGAAGCCCAGCCGCGGCATGGACATGACCGCTGCGACCTTCACTTCCGCCTCTGTATTCCCGATGCGAACCAGCATTTTGACGCTCCAAAGAAGGAGCGGGCGCGCTTCCCTGCGCCTTGCCGGCCATCAATGGCCGTCCCGCGTAAGATCAGCCGACCACCCAACCGATGACACCGGCGTCCGCAGCGGTCACGGGCGCGTTCTCGCCGCGGTACAGGCGGGCACAGACAGCGACGTTCACCGCGGTCGAAGGCGTGCAGGTCAGCTTCAGGTAGCGCCGTGTGGCCTTCGCATCCACGTCGAGCTTGTAGGCGACGGCGGTGCTGGTGGTCGCCTGGGCGATCGTGAAGTCGGTCCCGCCGGTGAAGCCCGAGACGGCGACGTAGGTCGAGTCGTCGCTCGACTGCTCAACCTTCAGCACCGACGCGAACGTGGTGGCCGCGTTGGCCGCCCGAACCGCGACGAAGCTGACGCCGTCGTAGCCGAGGGTGTCGACGGTCAGGGTCACGGCCGAACTGGCGACGGCGGCGGGGAGGGCCACCGCCATCTTTTCCATCTGTGCATGGATCATTGCTCTGATTGCTCCTGTGAAAGGTCTAGTGGGGTAGGTTCAGGCTCAAGACGCAGCGGTCTTGAGGGCGATCACGGGGCCGGCGATGTCCGTCCCGGCCGGGTCTTTCGTGCCGAGGGTGTGATGGACGATGTCGAACCTCATCGTGCCCTGGAGGAGAAGCTGATCGGTCGTGGCGTAGACTTGGTCGTACATCCGCACCGAGAAGTCCCGGCGGCGAGCGTAGATCGAGGAGAGCCCGAGGTTGCCGAACAGCACCTTGACCTGCGAGGCGTCGGTGCCGAGGGTGCTGTTCATCACATGGATTTGCTCCACCGGGTAGCCGAGGAAGCTCTCGGTCACACCGCCGCCGATGTCGGTCTGGGTGTTACCGCCCGAGGCGTAGCGGAGACGGGCCATCGAGGCAGCGTAGCCGGCCGGGGAGATGTAAAACCGGGCACCCTGGCGGGCGTACAGCGGGAGCTTGCCGATGAGCTTGAGGAAGTCGTCGATCGTCAGCGTCTCAAACGAGACGTGGCCGGTGGTGGCGGTCTGGAGGGCCGCCGGGGAGACGTTGCTGGCGAGCTTGTTGACAAGCCCGTAGATGCCGCCGTAGGTCGAGCTTCCGTCACCGATCCATCCGCAGCCGTCGATCTGAAAGGCAAGCGAGGTAGCGAACTCAGCGGCGACTGCGTCTGCCATGGAGATCAGGCTGTCCTCGACGACCTCCGAAGACATCCGCGTGGAAACGGCGAGCTTCTTGGCTACCAACTGCACGTTGGAATAGCTGGGTTGGCTCTCGGTGGAGGCGACGCCTTCGCCGATGAAGTAGGCCGTGGTGCCAGTCACCCGCTTCGGGATGATCATGGTGTCGCGGTTCATCGTCACCTTCTCGACGCTCGACGCGGCGAAGGTGCCGTAGGTCTCGACGAGCCGGATCACGCGAGCAGCGAACTCCTCGGGGACGAGGGCGCCACCGGCCGAGTTGGTGTTCTCACCGAGGGCACGGGCCTCGACGTTGTGGTCCTTGCACCACTGGATGTCGTCGGCGTTCTTGAAAACGTGGGCCTTGAGCCACCGACCGCAGCGGTAGGCGGTCTCGACGTCCTCGGGGCGCTCGTTGAAGGCCCGAAGCTGGGTGTGATGGGGGACGTGAACGCCCCGAATCTCCAGGTCAGCGAGGTCTTCTTGGCCCGAAGTTCCCGAGTCTCCGGCTCCTGCGGGGCAGGGGCGGCGGGGGCGGTCGCTGCGGCGGGAGCGGCCTGCTCGATGGTCGAGCGAAGCTCCGACTCCTCCTTGGCGATGTTGGCCTCAAAGGCCAGCGACTGCCGGACTTCGCCCGACTGAGTGACGAGGGACTTCAGTTCTGCGTCCTGCTCGGGCGAGCGCTCGGTGAGATTGGAGAGCGCCCGCATCTGATTGGCGACGGCGGCGGCGCGATTCTGGAGGCTCTTGAGATTCTTCGACATGGTCGGCTTGCTCCTGATTGGGGCCAGCCAACGCAAAGGTGCGACGGCTGGCGGGTGATTTGCCCGCTAGCGCGCCGCGACCTGAATCCTCAAGTCACTCGCACTGCTCTTCGCAACGTCCGTCGCGAAGCATCAATGTCTGATACTTTCAACCTACGCTGTTGCGCTACTGTCGTGCAAATGAGTCTCAAGCACGATGGCGTCGAGCATGGCAATCGCAACGACTGCCTCGGCGTCATCCCGCTGCTTTTGCGACGGCTCAGTCGCTGCCGGCTCCTCGATGACCGCCTCTTCACGCTTCTCGCCAGCGGCAGGCGCGGCGTTCATGTCGTCCATCGCGCCCATGGCGGTCTTGCCGTCGTGTCGGCACATGATCATGCCGGTCTTCTCGTCCATGTAGTGGCAGTCGTCGGCGTCCCAGTCACCCATCTCTTCGCCGATGTCTCGGTAGGCGCGGCACAGGGCCATGTCTCGTTCGGTCATGTCGGTGTCCTCGTAGCTAGTGGGAATGGCGTTGTCGTCATCGTTGGGATATTCGGCGGGGAGATTCGCGGCCCGCTCGCCGCCGGCGTTCATCTGCTCGACGAGGCTGTTGGCCCATGATCGGCCGGGATCGCCTCCCCACAGCAGCCAAGCGATGTGGCCCGCCGACGGATACCCCGCCTCGCCCGCCGACCAGCCTTGGCCC